GAAGCCTACCCTTGGCCAAAGTGTTTTGCTTCTGGCTCTATTACTTTGGTCAATGGTCAGGCTACTTATCAATTACCTGCTGCATTTTCGTATTATCATTACGAGACGTTTTGGAATAGCTCAACCCGCTGGAGAGTGTTGGGGCCAATGACGGAGCAGGAGTATGCAGAAATCAGGGGTTTTGGCCTTAATACTACGGTCTATCAACGCTTTCAAATCAGGGGTATTAGCAATAGCGAGCTGCTTATCTCTCCGACTCCTGGCACTTCTTATGCTGGCAATATCATTATTTTTGAGTATATTGCTGACCGCTCTGTCAGACCTAAAACGTGGACAACTGCAACCGTCTTTGCAGCCAACGCATACTGTTTCTATAACGGTAATTACTATCAAACTACGGCGGGTGGAACGACGGGTGCGACGCCTCCAACTCATACTAGCGGGTCGGCATCGGATGGGGGCGTAACTTGGACGTACTATAACGGTGCTTATAGTGAATTCCTTGCCGATACGGATTCAAGCATTTTCCAAGAAAAGCTTCTTGAGCAAGGCATACTAGAGCGGTTCGCTGAAATTCATGGTTTAGATAGCATACGACCACGATTTGACGTTCAACTAAATGAAGAGTTTAGTCGTGACCAGAATGGCAAGATTATCTTTGCGGGTGGTCAAGTAAGGGGCAATTTGTTTGCTCGTAATGGAGTAGCTGTATTTGGGACTTGGATATAATGGCTATTAATGAACAAGCATTTAATCCGGAAGCACCAGCTTTTGCTAGAAGCAACCCACAAGCATATTACGCTTGGTTAACTAGTAACGGCTTTCCTCATCGTGCAGCTTACGACCAAACTACAGCTATCTTTGGGCCTCCTAAAACACCGCAGCAAATTGCGGAAGAAGAAGCCGCTGCTAAACAACAAGCGGGGCTAGCGCAAGCCGGAGGCGCTGTCGCTGGCGCAGTTGGTACTGGATATCTTGTTAATCAATTAGGCGCACTTGGAGGCGCAAAAACATCTACTGCATTAGCAACTCCAAAAGTAGTAGGAGTTAAAGCTGTTGGAACAGGAACTGGGACTGCAACTGGCACAGGAACTACTGGGGCGGGGGCAACTGGAGCTGGAGCTACAACGACAGGTGCAACTACAGGGTCTACATTAGGAGGCGTTAGTTCAGTAGCTTTACCCGTAGCTGGTGCAGCATTAACAATAAATAGTCTGTGGGAATCAGGCATGAAAGATATTGTTCGTGGAAAAGCTGACAAGGCTGATTACACAAATATCGGCTTGGCTGCTGGAACTATGGGATTATCTGAAGTAGCCAACATTGGATTGCGAATGATGGGCCAACGATCTATTGGCTCTATGATGAAAACGAATAAATCAAGTGTTCAACAGGTCAGAGATAGTTTTCGTAGCGATCTACAAGCATCAGGAGTGGCTGATGACAAGTATATGGTTACACTTGCAGATGGGAGCAAGTTTAATATTGGTCTTGATGGCAAAACTAAGTATCAAAACTTAGGCAAAAACATTGATGGCAAAACCACCAGAAATGCTTGGGATGTAGATTGGTCTAATCCATTAGCTAAATTTGCTACTGATAAAATAGAGCCAATGATTCGCAACATTTACGGACCAGATGATAAAAAGGCTAAGTACATGCCAGGGCAATTTACTGGCATTTTAGTTAATGCAGCTACAAGCAATGCACAATCAGAACAGGATGTAATTGCTAACATTGAAACTATGCTAGGCAAGTCTAAGTTTGCTCAACAAGCCGGAGTTGGTGTACAGCCTCCACCGCCAGCTAAAGCGCCAAAGGGTCAAGTAGTGCGTGTATCACCTGGCATGTATGTAAATGATAAAGGTCAAGTCAAACCATCTAAAAGTGTAGGACAAGCATTAAAAGCAAATTACAACAAAACTAAGGAGAAGAAGTAATGGCTAAGCGACGTGGTGCAACAGCTAGAGACCCTAAGTATACAACGCAGCCAGTAAAAGGTGGAGTTGAACAAGTTGTTCGTGAAACAAATGATGTTAAAGGGGATATGACAGCAGCTCGTCGTGCGGCTTCTCGTATGCCAACAGAGCGTTTATCTCCTGGCGTTTATCGTAGTGCTGGTGGTGGCCTTGTAACGCAAAAAGGACGACCTTTACAGCGACAACCGCAAGCGCCTATGCAGCCCGTACAGCCACAAGCGCCAGCACAACCAGCACCGTCGCAAAGTTCTCCAAGCATAGCTTCGGGATTGAACGAAGGACAATCGCAAAGATTTAGAGATATGATGCAACGAGGCTTTAATCCGATGGGCGGAGGAAGTGAACCGGAGCAGCAAATAGCAGTAGGCGGTGGTATGATGGGTAATTCAAATTACTACGGCGAGCAAGGACAATTTCAAACCGGTATGCGCCTTCCAGAAGGTCAAATGGGGCAGCAAATGCCAATGGATAAAATGTACCGCTGGCCTCAAGCCCCGCAAATGCCGCAACCATCAGCCAATATGGGCGGGCAATATCGCCTAAGCCCTGGGGTGTACGGCAATCAGCAGCAAGCGATGAATCAGTACAATCAGGAAATGCAGCAGATGTATCAGCCAATGGTAATGCCGCAAGTTCGTAAGGGATAACTAATGGCCTTTCAGGGCTTCACAATGTCACCGCCCTATGGCGGGTTGGACCTAGTAAGTCCAATAGATAATATGGATCCAGCTTATGCACTGGAGCTGGTAAACGTGTTCCCTGGGGCCGGTGCGCCTACTGTTAGACTAGGCTATCAGCAAATAGCAAATATAGGAGTAGCAACACCAATTAAACTACTTGCCCCGCTACATCTTAAAGACGGGACTAGCCAGCTTATAGCGTGTACTGCAAGTAAAATTTACTCCATGAGTACAGCAGGTGTTGTTAGTGACAAAACAGGCACTACAACGCCTACTAGCGGAGATTGGCAGTGGGTAACATACGCCAACAACATTTACCTATGTAACGGTACAAATAATGCCCAAGTTTATACGGGCACAGGTAACTGCGCTGATGTTACTTTTACTGGTGTTAGCAAAAGCGCTCTTATCAATGTAACAGCTTACAAAGAGCGATTGTATTTTGTAGAGGCTAACACTGCAAAGGTATGGTATGGAGGTTTGCAAGTTACTGGTACAGGTGGCACTCCTGCTCTTACTGCTTTTGATTTTCAGTACGTCTTTACTAGGGGTGGTTACCTTGTTGGTATTGGGAGTTATAGCAATAGCGCCAATGTAGCAGCTCAAGACTACTTTTGGGCTTGCAGCTCTGAAGGTGAGATTGTTTTCTATAGCGGTACTTATGCAGGAGACGCTACAACCTGGGGCTTAGTTGCCAGATACTATATAGGCAAACCGCTTGGTTATCGTGCTTTTGTTAGGGTAAACAACGATATTTGGGTTATTACAGAGCAAGGTATAGTTCCTATTTCTGGCTTGTTTCAATCTGACCCAGAGGCAGCACTAAACGTAGTTAGCCAAAGGGTAAACCCGCTAATTTCAGAGTACGCATCACAAACCACTTTTGACCATCAATGGACAGGGTTCTTTTGGCCTCAAGGTAGGCGGGTATACATCAGCATCCCTACTAGCGGTATTGGGTGCAAGTTTCTAGTTTACAGCATCGATACTAAAGGCTGGACATTGTTTCAGATGTATAGCGATGAGCATGCACTAGCTTCTACGGTGTTTGCTGGGCATCCTTACTATGGCTCTTCAACAGGCATAATTTGGGAGGGAGAGTCTGGACAGGCGGATGCTGTTACTTCTACCACTAGCCAAGCCATAGCTTATAGTGGTCGTACAGCATTTAGTTTTTACGGCTCTAGAGGCAATTATAAGGCGTTCAAAGACATTCGCCCTATCATGCGTACCAAGCGTGGCGTAACGCTTAACCTGGGGCTAGACGTGGATTTTAAGCGGGCCTCTACGGTGACATCGGTTGCTACACCAGCAGGTGTATTTACGCCTTGGGGTAGCCCTTGGGGTGTTGCGCCAGGAACTACGTTGCCAATAGCCCCATTTACGCCAGTACCAGCGGTAACGCCTCCAGCTTGGTCGGCAGATTTAGAATATGTATTTGACAGGTTTGCGGTTAAGGGTCAGGGCCATTGTGCAGCGGTGCGATTTGGTGGTTCCCTAAAAAACTCAACCATGCAAATACTAGGATTTGAGATACGTTACGATATGGGTGGACAGGTATAACTATGGCTAGAAAAGGCGCAACAGCAAGAGACCCTAAAAAAACTGCAACTCCTGCAAAAGGAGCACAGCCACCTCCTGCACAACAGCAAGCGGCACCAGCTCAACAGAATTTGCCTACTAAAGCAGAAAATAGGGCTATTTACGATACTTTGACGCCAGAGCAGCAAGCTAAGTATCGCAAACTTCGTGCTAATAAAGGCGGCCCAGAAGCTCTAAAGTTTTTACAGCGATTCCAACAGCAAACCCCAGCAGGACCAGCGGCGCCAACTCCTGAATCTGTAACTCAGGAAGGCTTTATGGGTGCTGGAGGGGCTTATCAAGATATAGTTGGGCAATTTAAAGAATTTGACCCATCTCAAATGCAGCAAAAGTATGAACCTGGATTTCAGCAAGAAATG